GTCTGATGTTAGTTGATCTTAATTCATCTCCAACCACAGCACAATTTCTTGGTACATACATTGGAAGTATTTCATAATACGTACCTGTTTTAACATTTAAAGTTATTTGAGGTGATAATTTTGCAGGAACACTGTTGATGTTACCAGCCGTAATTGCATTTGATGACAATGTCATTAATGTTTCTATGTCTGCAACAACTGTTGATTCTGCTACCTTAGTCAAATCAGATACTTGAAGTGTTGTACCTTGTGATGGCGTATATCCTGTTGAATTCACAACCACTTGTTGAGCAATGTATGCCGCTCTAACAATTGCCGCTGAAGTTTCTGCTACTTGTCCAGTTACGTATGACGCACCTGCTGGTGTGAAATATTGTAAAGCCGCTTTTCTTGATTGAACATTTCCGCCTTTTTTCAAATCATTAATTGTAGCATCAATAAGAATACCTATATCTCTTCTACATTTCACTGCATCGTATGTAAATGCGTTTGTGAATGGTGAAATATTACCAGCAATTTGAACATTAATCCAAGCAATAACTTCATCTTGTATGAATGCTTTGTTTCTGTTTAATAAGTTTACACCTTGTGGATTTCTTGGTCCTTGATCAATTTGATGAAGTGCATATCTTACATTTTTAAATGGACTGTCTAGTGTAACACCAGCATTTGGAGCCGGAGTATCAACACCGCCTGGACCTACATAGTAAACTTGATCTACTTGTCCAACAAATCCCCATTCAGGTAATGTACCTGCCGCATTAACAACAAGTGCTTGTCCTGAAGCACCAATCGGTAATCTTGCTGGTCCTGAAGCACCGTAAATTAAAATATCACCTTCTGCTGATAACACATCATTTTCTGGTCCACCTGCTAACAATTGCCAAACAGATGTGTCAACACCAGCCCCTGGTGCATAATCTGGTTGATTAATTGTTGCTGGTCCAACATTGTTTGAAGTGTGTGCTGTAATACAAATGTAAGAAGTGTCTGTGTTTACTGATCCTCTTACAATATCGCCTTTGTCATAAACAGCCGCATTGCCCCAAGTACCTTTCCAGTATAAACCTTCGTTTAGTTTATCCCAGTGTAGTACACTTGGTGGTCTATTTCCTGTTGTGTCAGCGATAGCAATGTAAGTTGTACCACCAACTCTAACAACATCTCCTGTTTTGTAAGCAGTTGCGTTGTTGTAATCTCCTTTTAAACTGAAACCTGTAACAAATAAATCCCAATCAGCAGTTTCTGTTGATGGAACTTTGTTTAAGTTATTTCTTAATCCAACGTATTGGTAACCTCCGTAAGTAACAATGTCACCTGGTTGGTATTGTGTAGATGAACTCCACGAATCTTCAAATTCTAAACCTGGAATAAAAATGTCCCAGTTGGCTTCGTCAGCCGCCAATGATGCACCTGCTGTATGTGACGCTGTTGCAATCCATAAGTTAGCACCATACTTAACAACATCATTAACTTTGTATCTTGTTGCTGTTACCCAAACACCTAAATATTCAATACCTTTGTGTAGGTATTGCCATTTTGCTTGATCATTTTCTAAACCTGATGCTACTGTGCCTGCTGAAGTGTGTCCAGTGATACAAACATAAAGTTGTCCACCATATCTTACTGTGTCATTTGGTTTGTATCTTGTGCTTATTGCCCAAGTGTTTAACCAGTTAAATCCTTTTGCAAACACTTCCCATTTTGCAATATCTAATTCTAAACCATCAGCCAATGTTGCCGCTGATGTGTGTTCTGTTGTACAAAGATATACAGTTGCACCGTATCTTACTAAATCGTTTACTTTGTATCTTGTGCTTATTGCCCAGTCTGTTTTGTAATCAAAACCTTCAATGAAAAGATCCCATTTTGCAATGTCGCCTTCTAGTCCAATGTTAACATCTGCATTTGAAGTGTGACCTGTGTTACAAATATAAATGTAACCACCGTATTTTACAACATCATTTGGTTTGTATGTTGTGTTTACTCCCCAGTCACCTTTCCATTCTTGACCATCGGACATCAATGCCCAATTTGCCGCTGTTAAATCTACTTGGAATTCTGCGTCAGACGTGTGGTTTACTATACAAATGTATGTTCTACCACCATATCTTACAACATCATCTACTGAATAAAGGGCACTTGTATACCAAGCACCTTTCCAAACAAAACGTATTCTACCTAATTTAAACTCAGCCATGGGTTAATATATCCTCTTATTGTAGTTATTTATCATTATTGACCATATCCGTTAGAACTATCAATAGCACTAGCCGGATCTCCTTCATTTAATTCTGTACTTGCTACACCGCCAGTGAAAAAGTTCAATGCTAACAATGAGCCTGAAAATCCACCATTTAAATTAGCAATTCTGTCTATAACAATTTGTCCTGTTTCTGGAAATGCTTCATTAAATATTTCTTTATTTCTTACTTTAATTTGTCCTGCTCTAAAACCTGAAACGTTCAAGTTAGCACCACCACCTGAAACTCTTGAACCAATATAAGTTACAATCGCTTTTTGTGTTGGTACAACATTGTCTGAATTTGCTGACATTGTAGGATCAGTTGAAAATTCTCTAATTACAACTTCTGTACCACCTAGTACAACACCACCTAATGCTAATTCTGAAAGTCCTGATAAGTTGAATAAGTCTGCGTTTAGTGTTACAATACCAGTTGCCTGTTCAACTTCAAATAATTCACCAACACGGAAGTTACCATCTTGGTCAGTTGATGTGTAGAAAACTCTACCACCGCCATTGTCAGAAGTTTCTCTAGCATATTGTGATTCGTAACCGTCTGTAAATCCAGCATTAGTATAAAGTTCTGGATAGTTAGTTGTTGTTACTCCTCCAGTTCCAATATCTAAGAAATCGTGTCCAGTTAATCTAATTTGTGAATACTGTTGTCTAATTGTCATTGTATTTTCATGCACTGGAGATTCGTTAGATTTTAAACTTGGTGAAATTCTAAATGTTGCTGTAAGATTTGGAGCCACGCCTGCAACGTTTGTAATCTGTGTTACTCTGTAAATTTGATCTTGAATACCATTGATGTACAACAAGTCACCTGGTCCAGGTTCTCTTGATAAATCTTTTATTTGTACAACTTTTCCTAATTGGAATTCATCAGCAAAACCGTCACCTGTAACAGTTGCACTTACATTTATAAATCCTGTACCTCTGTTTGTGAACGTTGGTTGACTTAATACACCGCTGGCTATTCTTGCTTCAACTGCCACGTCTAACACATTCACGTTGTCACTGATTGTGATTGTTGGTGCTGTTGAATAACCTGATCCTGTGTCTAATAATTGTACTTTAGAAACTTTTCCTGCATTTGTTATGACTCTTGCTAAAGGTGGAGCACCTTTTTTAAGTACAGTTAAATTTGTTATTGTTCCTTGTTTTATTGGAACAAAATAACCTCCAGCATTTCTGCCGCCTATTATACCTGTAAAGGTTCCTGTTAATGTTGTTAATTGTTTCCAACTTACTGCATCATATGAATATGCTACTTCACCATTTCCAGTTATAGCAACAAAAGTTCCTTGTGAACTTGTTACTTTCATGTATGGTCCTGAGTGTGGAGGTGTTTCTGATTCAGTCCAAACTGTGATAGCACTTGTTGAACTTTGTGCCGCATTCGCATTTGATACAAAAAATTTGTTCACTGATGTTGAATCATCAAATGGTGAATCTTGTACTGATGCTATAAACTTATCTCCTGTGAAAGTTAATTTTTGTAATAGATATCTATCACCACCTATATTAGCCGCCAACTCCCATGTTGTACCGCCGTCTACTGATTCCCAAGTTTGACCAAAGTCATTACCTATAATAATTAAACCATTACCAGCCGCAATTTTTGAAAACACTGCTGTTGATCCATCGTATGGTTCAACTTGAACTGACGTCCATGTGTTTCCTTCGTCACCTGATGTGTATACAACACCTGTTTCTGAAACTACAACCCATTGTGCAGATACATTTTCCCATGCACAACCTCTGAAAATATCAGCACCTATGTTGCCTGATATGTCACTCCAGTTAGCACCGTCTTGTGATCTTGCTACACCACCTGCACTTGAAGTTGCCATAAAGTTATTAGCACCGCCTTCTAAACTGTTCCAGTTTTGTGTTGGTACACTGTTTGCAACAGTCCAGTTAGTAGAATCAACTGATCTTAATCCTCTACCATTACCTAATAATACAGTTACGTTTGTGTTTGTAACTCTTCTTGAAGCACCTAATACGTATTCTCCATTTAATGGAATAGACGCTGTTGAACTAGAGTATGGTGGTTCACTGAAAGTTATTCTTGGTTCAATAAAATATTTTGTTGATGGATCTAATTCTTTTTCAATTGCAAATCCACCTAAAAAGTGTTGGAACCCTGGTGTGTTATCAAATTCTTTTTTAACTGTACATTCTTTTGTAACTTCATTGAAAGAATCAATAATTCCGTATTGTCCTCTACCAGTACCTTCCCAAATATAAAGTCTTTGTCCAACTGTTTGGGCTGTTGTTCCTTGGAATTGTGCATTTAATTTTATACTAGTAGCAGTACCTGATATTGCTGGCCCTGATTTACTTGTATAAGCGGAACCACCTGCTGGAGTTGAATCTCCAGGACCTAATATTCTAATTTTATTTACGGCACCGTCTCTAGTGTTTTCATAATTAATTGATGCTGTTGCACCTTGACCTGAACCTGATATTGTAATATTAGCAGATGTGTAATCTTGTCCTGCATGATCATAAGCAAAAGCAAATATTTCGTTTTCATCATTGTAAACTGCATCCACTTGAGCTTCTTGAGTTCTGTTATTGAATTTTGCTGTAATAGGTGTTTCAGTAGGTGTTACACCTTCTGCAACTGATCCCCAATCTCCATAAGAGTTGTTTCCGTTTGTTGCTCTTGCTTTACCACCCGCAGTTGCTAGATAACCTATGTGACAATAGTAAGTGAACACAGATACAAGTTCTGCTTTACCTTCACCGTTAACCCAGAAACCAATACCGTTATCAATAACCTGTGTAAAGTCATTGGCTACAATTGATTTGTTACCGCCATTGTGTAAATCTCCATCTACTTTTAAACCTATACATCCTGTTCCAAATGTTGACACATTTTGTACATAACAAGATCGTGTTGTAATCCAAGCCGCGGCATCTGATGCTCCTGAACCAGGATTCAATGAAACAAAAGCACCACCTGTTGGTCTTTTTGTTCCGTATTCGTTGACTGGTCCTAATGATCCTGTTAATCCACTTAAAGACATATTTCTTATGCCTGAGCCATTATTTACAAGGAACATATTGTAACCAGTTTCATAACCTGCCGCTGGTTTAACTTCAGTACTTCTTAATTCATCTCCTACAAGTGCCACATCTCTTGGCACAGTGATAGGTAAAACTTCTTGATATAATCCTGTTTTAACCATTACAGTTGCAGGTGATCTTGCAGATAAATCTCCATTAATAAAATCACAAGCAAATTTAATTGTTTTAAAAGGAGCCGCTAATTGCGTTCCTCTTGAATCAAGGTCTTCACCGTCTGGTGAAACATAATAAACTTTTGGTGTTACATCAAAATCTTCCCAAAAAGGAATATCATTTGAACCTACTTTTAATAGTTGTCCTGATGTACCTAAACCAATTCTTAATCTTGTTGAATCTTCGTTTTGTGTTTTAATATCTCCAGGATATTCCAATACGTTTGGAGTGTGTCCTGTTGCTAATAATACCCAATAAGGACCAACATTTTCTGATTCAAAATCTAATGGTGGTTTAGCATCTGATGAATTTGCTTCATGTTTTAAAATACATTTGTAAAGTGTACCAGCAACTGTAACAACATCTCCAGGGAAATATGTTTGTTCGCCTGATACGCCACCTAAATTAGTTTCTTTCCAAGGACCTTTGTAAGCATAACCTGTTACAAGTAATTGCCATGGGAAAGGACTATCTGTTCCTGCATCATAAACATCTCTTGTGCTAGGATCTACACTTGCATTATCTGTTACAGCAATGTATAAATCACCACCTGCTCTTACAACATCTCCAGTTTTGTATGGAAAAGGTTCAATTGCATTATTAACTAGATAAGTTTCTTTCCATTCGCCTTTGAATGTGTATCCAACAATTTGTAATTCCCAAGTGTTTGTTCCGTCTGTAACTGCAGGTGTAACACCAACGTTACTTAATAGTGCAACATATGTGTAACCGCCGTAAAGTACAACGTCACCTTTTTGATAGTATTGAGAAATATTCCATAATGCTTCAAATTCTAAACCTGGCACCCATAAATTGAAATTACCTTCAACCATTTGTTCATTTGTTGCCCAGTGTCCTGATGTTACTTGCCACATACCCGGAGACCATCTTACTAGTTCTCCTGCTGAATATCTTTCTCCAACAGCGTAATCTCCTCTGTATCTTATTCCTGTGAATACAGTTTCCCATTGTCCACTGTTTGCTTCTAAACCATCAGTAGAATCATTTGCTACACCATCTACTGATGCTGTTGCTATTGCACCACTGTTTATTGTACTGATAGTGATTACTGCATCATTGGCTGGAGTTGATCCACCTAATGCTGTTCCTAAAATTGTAAATTGTTCTGTAGCAAGATAAGTTGATCCACCGTTTGTAATTTTCAGATTGTAAGTTGTTCCAGTTTTAAAAATAAAGAATTGGAATCCTGTTCCTGACGCACCACCATATGTAGCAGTAGGATTTATAAATTTGTTTGTAGTTGCTGATCTGTGTCCAGTTTTACATCTGTAAACTGTACCACCATAATACACAATATCATCTGGATAGTATAAAGTGTTTGATGTCCAATCGTTTCTAAAGTTGTCTGATCTTGAATATTGATCCCAAAATGCCGCATTGAATTGTAATCCATCATCTGCAGTTCCTGAAGTGTGTGCTGTGTTACATTTCCAAATTGATCCACCGTAAATTACTGTTTGGTCAACATTGTAAAGTGTAGCAGGTTGCCAAATACTTTGCCAATCTTCTCCACGTGCAAAGTAAACCCATTTTAATTCGTCACCTAGTACTCCGTTTGCCGCATCTGAATTTGAAATGTGTCCTTCAATACATTTGTAAATTAGACCACCAACTTTAACCAATTCACCAATTTTGTAAAACGTTGAAGGTGCCCATGCACCAGTCCAACTTTGACCGTCCATCATTTGAGACCATCTTGGAACTGAGTTGTTTAAGTCGTTATAAAAGTTTGTGTCTGATGTGTGTACTTCAACACATACAAATACTTTTGCACCGTATCTTAATACATCATCTTTTACGTAAAGAGTGTTGGCTGACCAATCGCCTCTCCATCTAAATCTAATTCTATCTATTCGAAAATCTGCCATGAATTAATTCCTATATGTATTTATTTCCTTATCCATTATAAGGTTCCACATATCCTGGATATGTGTGAGCCTCGTTAACTTTTAATACTAATTCCCCTTCTTTATTCACATAATAAAACAGGTTTCTACCATCCCATTTGTACTGTTCGTACACTAAATTCGGGAAATTTTTTCTATGTTGTTGATCTCTACCTTCAAAGAAGTCTTCTCCTCTACTCCAATTGTTGTAGTTTTCATCAATATTTCCTGGTCTATTCAATTGTACTCCATCTTCTAGTCTTAATAAATCTGATTTCACCATGTATAATTCGCCTGCATCTGTTCTACGCAATCCATAGAAATATCTATTGTTTGCGAGTGTCTTTTGTAATTCGTCTATGCCTACGCCAAATACTTGTGCCATTATCTATTAACTCACTATGTTGATTGTGTTACCCATTCCTGAATGGATAGTACATTGATAATAAAGTGTGCTTGGTGCATCCATAGGAACTTCTAAAACTTGCGTTCCTGTTTTGGAACCACTTATTCCTGCTGTGTATTCTGCTCCACCATTTGATACTCTAAATTCAAATGGGTGACTAGCACCTGTTGAATTTACAAAAATGTAAGAGTGTCCTCTCATCAAATATAGCACAGGATCATTTGTTGTACTTGCAAATCCTGGACCTGTAAAAGTGTAATTGGATGAACCTGAGGCTCCAACGTCCCATCTCATTGTTGGACCGTTCTGTTTCACCCAGCCTGTTCCGTTGTAATACAATACATCACCTTGAGCTGGTGTTGATATTGTTACATCAGTTAAATCATTAAGAGTACTTGCTCCACCACCTGAATCTGTTACAAATTCTAATGCTGTTGCACCTGCATTTACTTTAACAGTTTTTCCTGCTTGACCTGAAAAAGTTGCTGGAGTATCTGTCAATGTTAATATTGAAGATGGAACTGTAGGTTTGTTGTTTAAGTTGTTATAATTTAAAAAGTATGTGCTGTCTAATCCATCTAGTGTGCCTGCATCTGCGGCTCCACCACCTGATGTTGAATCATCTGCTGGCGCCCATTTTGTTCCATTCCATTTTAAAACTTGTCCTGAAGATGGAGCACTAGTTGTTGTGTCAACATCTGAAAGTTTGTCAATTGAAAATGCCGCAACAATTGTTAAGCCATCAGCAGTGCCATTAACTTGTAAAAAACCACCTGATAGTCCTGAATAAGTTGACGGAGTATCTGTTAGTCCAAGAAATGCAGTTGCACCACCGCCGCCACCGCCGCCACCGGATATAGTTCCTGGTTTCCAAGTTTGTGAACCTGAATCATAAACTAATGCTTGTCCGTTGGTTGGTGTTGCTGTTAAGTCAACATCTGAAAACATTCCGAAAGATTTATTCGCATCTGCAATTTTTACCCAAGCACCTGCGTGAGCGTAGTAGGAAGCGTTCTCACCGTGTACATGAGCAAACATTCCATGATACGTTGCCGCATCTGGTAATTCTGCTAGAGTTGAATATAAAAAAGTAATTTTGTTAGCACCTGTGGCAGTAATCAAATTATTGTTGACTATTGTTAAGGCTGTTCCATTTCCAAGAGCTGTATACAATTCTTGAAAATTGTTATTCATTTTTCCACCAGCGTCCCTTAACGAATCTCCTTGACCGTCATTTGGGATAATACCAGTGTTTATAAGTTGTCGTGTCATTCGTTTTTTCCTCCTACTTTATCCTCTATCGAATGTTATTTCATTACTATCCATTAAGTAATTTGTTTTATCCAAAGTGAATACAGTTTGTTCTACAGTTACGGATTCGTCAGTCTGTGGATACGTTATTGCTCCATCACCAACGTTACTGTTTATTCTTACAACTAGTTCACCTTCTGAATTAATATAATAATTTAAATTTACATCATCCCATCTAAATTGTTCGTATCTTAAATTTTTAAATGGTTTGGCATGATTCAAATCTCTACCTTCATAAAAATCATAACCTTGATCAAACTCTTTAAAGTTGTCATCAATATTTCCTGGATTGTTTATTGCCACAGGATCGTTAAACCCTAGTTGGTCAACTTTACCGATGAATAAAGTTCCTTCGTCGGTTCTTCGTAATCCATAAAAGTATCTGTCTTTGATACCATTTTGAAGATATACGGAAGTATCCTGTCCAACTGTATTTGACATCTTATGTTATCTCCACGTAACTCAACACACAATCTAATGAGTCGTTGATGTTTGATTTTACATTTAAACTGTTTTGACTTGCCACAATTAATTTTTCTCCTGAGTTCAATACACGTAAACTAGAGTTTGGTGCAATTAAAACATCTTTTACAATAAATCCTGTAACTGAATCCGGAGTTGCTGTCAATGTTACACTGGCTTCTACAACTGATTCTGTCAAGTTTGCTAAAACCATTCCAATGATTGTTGTGTATGATCCTGGTGCGGCTTCGTATACAGCCGTAGTCACAGTTCCTACACTTTTTGTTACAGAGTTTCTAAAATTTGTTGCCATATTTTTCCTATCCTAATGCTAGTGCATATTCCACTGCTATTTCTGTTGCGTCAATAATACTTACAGCACCCGATGAACCTGCGATTGAACCCCAAGCATTACCATCATACAGTTCAACACGTTGATCTGCGGTGTTGTAACGTATCATACCTATTATAGGCGTAATCGGTCTGTTTGCTGTTGTTCCAACCGGAAGTACAAACCCACCAGAATCTGACACATCAATATATCCCGTTCCAGTTGTTTTTAATACAAACGGACTAGATATAATATTAGTTATCGCATTTCCTTCAAACTTGAAGTCTTCAATTCTGATACTACCATTTCCTTGAGCATTCAGGATCAAATCTTGGTCAGTTCCTGTGGTTGTGACCGTATTTCCACTGATTGTAATGTCATCTACCTGTAAAGATGTGACATCAAACCTTGTTGGATTAACATTTGCCACCAAAACTCCACCAGCATAAAATCTAATTGTGTCATCATCTGCACCCGGTGTAGCCTCAGCAGTGATATATGTGTCTTTGTCTAAGTCATAAACACCAGATAATGCCAACCAGTTTGTTCCATTATATCCTTCAAACACTGAATCATCTGTGTTGTATCTCATCATACCTGCTGATGCAGAACCTGGTCTCTGAGCAGTTGTACCTGTTGGAATTCTAACAGATCCAGTACCGTCAACTCTGAACACACCTGAAGCAGGATTAATTGTGAAGTCTCCTGAATCGTTTGTTATTGTATCTCCTGATACTGAGAAGTTTTCAACTCTTACTCCACCAGTTCCACTTGATCTTAAATCTAAATCAGCATTTGTATTATTACTTTGAATTAAATTTCCTTTAATGTTTACACTGTCTATTTGTGCTTCATTGGCAAATATTGTGTTCCATCTTTTTGTAGA